CAGCCGTTCAGCGTGGCCGAGCCCGACGCAGCGAAGCTGCGGAAGATCGGGGACACGACGAAACGGAAGTCCTCGGCCGCACCGATCTCGCGATCGTGAATCGGCTTGAACGAACCGTACTCTTCCACGCGCGTGAAGCCGGGCAGGTTGCGGATGTCCGCGACTGCGTCCGTGTGGGCGAATACGATGAAGGCCGGCTGGACCGGGCGGGTGCTGAAGTTCGGTCCGGGGGCCAGACGCGAGGTGACGCGCTTGGCACGGTTCGACTCGAGCGTACGAGCGACCTTGCGCAGGGCGTTCAGCGTGATGATGCTGTTGACCGAAGCACGGGTCGAGACGCCGCCGGCGTAGACCACGTTCGAGCCAGCCTTGAGCGCGCCGTAACGCACGAGCTCCAGAACTTCAGCCATCGTCTCGCCGGTCAGCTTCTGCATCTCGCCCGGGATGTCATCTTCATACAGCTGCTCGACCTTGCTCGAGAACTTGAAGAGGATACCGAACTGCTGCAGCGTGACGACCACGTCTTGGAACGTAACCGTGTTGCTGTTGGGCGTGACGCCTTCAGCCAGCACGAAGTCCGAGTAGTTCAGGCCGCCGGTACCGCCGGGGGTGGCGACGTATCGGGTGTTTGCTTCGACGGTCAGACCGGCGACGTTAGCGCCGAACGGGAGCGTCCGGCGGAATACGATCGTGTCCGTGGAGTTCATCGGCAGCTCGCGCTGCGTCCCGAAGTCTCCCAGAACCGTGATCGGCTCCGCATGCTCCAGCATGCCCTGAGCTGCGCGAATAAGATTTCGCGAGGGGGCGGTGCCGTATTGTTGGATTGCCATTTGAGTAGTCCTTGTTGGTTAGGTTTGGTCAGAACCGGTTCGCGCGCTTTTGCTCGCGCTGCGCCGCTTCCGCTGCCCACACTTCCGCAGCCGTGAGCTCTCGGTCATCCTTCGGCGGTGTCGCTTGCCCGCGGGGGCGCGCCACGGCCGCTTGAAGCCTCGCACTGCGTTCCTGTGTGGTGTCACGTTTTGAGTCCGCCACCTTGCGCTGGTGTTCCGAGAACAGGTCCAGTGCGCGGATGGCATCTTCGGACGAACGGCTGGCGGTCAGCGACTGGATGTCTCCCGGTTGCTGTTTCCACCAGTCCACGAAATCCGTGGAGTTGACGGTCGTCTTGTAATTCTTGTAGGCGCCGAATAGCTTGGCCTCCTCGACCGCCCAGTGAAACTGCTGCACAATCCCGTTGATCTGGTTTTGTATTTCAGTTTGCAGTGGCGTCAAGTCAACCTGCGGCTGTTCGGCCCGGGTAGCGTCTACCAAGCTCTCGACGGCTTCCCCCCATTCGGGGAACTCCTCCTTGAGCTTGGCCCACTTCTCGGGCGTCTTGGCCGCGGCACGTACGGTCTGTTCGTTCGGCGCGCGCTGCGACGTTGCCGTCGCCGCCCGAGCCTGTTGCAGTTCGCGTTGGAGCGCGCCGACACGGCCGTCGCTGGATTGCACCCGGTGACTGAGGTTGTCGACGAGGGTCTTGAGGGAGTCGACTTTCGCCAACGCTTCCTTCAACTCGTCTGGCAGCTCGATCGGAGCAGCTTCGGCGGGTTCCGCGGGAGTTGCCTCCGGCGTCACCACGGGTGCAGCAGCAGGGTCTTTACCCCTGTCCGCGGCCACCTCGGTCCACAGCTTGTTCAAATCTTCCTGCGTAGGTACCTTCACTTCACCTTCGGTTCCTGCAGCTACTATGTCGTTCACGTTATCCTCAGCTAGGTTGGTGTTGCGCGGTCGCCCGCGCGGCTATTCGGAAGCCAGTAGGGACAGGTCTCACGTCCAGTCCGTACTGCCCTCCACTTGCGCTTGGGCAGCCAGTTCCGGCTGCGCAAGCAGATTCCTCAAGGCCTTTATCTCCCCGCGCACCACCTGCGTGGCGTCGTGGGAGAGCTCCGTGTCGGAGAGTCTGGCCACCTTGTTCGCGAGCTCGACCTTGGCCCAATGCACTATGGCCTGCCAGTCGGCGCTCAGAAACGTGATCTTCAGGTCGTTCATTTGTCCGCCTTGGCGTACTGTGACAGCCGGTACAGCAGGCTCTCGAGGACGATGATGACCTCG